ACATTTGTACGTACCTTCCGAACCTCCGCCTTCTGGGAGTCCTTATTATTACAGAGAGTTTGCAAACAGGAGAGTTGCATAATGATATTAGTTCAACAAAGCGAAGCAACTGCTACTTACAGGCGGATGTATTTTCATTGTGTGGATGCTACCGATGGAATGACGCCGGAAACAGGCGAGGCTGACGGCCAGCCGCAAATATCACTTAATGGTGCGGCTTGGGGCAATACGACAAACGTTCTTGTGGCTATTGGAAACGGTCGGTACTACGTAGAATTGGTTGCTGCAACCGAGGTAAACGCTGTTGGTGTTATTGAAGGAAGATATAAGAGTGCCAATACGGCGGAGGCCATAGGGACAACATTACAGGTTGTACCATTTGACCCTTATTCTTTCCCAGAAGTTAATCTTAAACAGATTTCGGGCCAGGCGATTGATGGTGATTCTTATGGTGCTACCCTGCAATTAAAGCAACTTGACATACAGAATAGTAGTGGTAATGCAATCAACGCTTATGCGGGAGGAACTGCTAAACACGGAATACACTCACGCGGCAGTGGTAGCGGTCAAGGGCACGGTATAATTGCCGATGGCGGTGAGGAAGGCGTTGGTCTTTATATGAGAGGCGCTTCTGGTGGGCTTTATGCTCTTGGTCTAACTAACGGTGATGGAATAATATCAACCGGTACTGGAACTGGCTGCGGAATGAAATTAGTCAAAGGTGATTCAGGTAAAGACATTGATGCTGACGAAATTGATGCGATATTATCACGAATCGGCACTCCGGTAGATATAGATTCGGGCGGTTCTACGTTGGCGGATAATCTGAAGAAGATTGCAGATGACAATGGTGGTGCAAGCTTTGATGCGACAACTGACAGCCTTGAAAGGCTTGCGAATACAGCACCGATGGGAACGGCAATGCGTGGGACGGATGGGGCAAATACGACCGTTCCCGACGCGGCGGGTACGGCGGCGGCATTACATGCGACAACGGATGGAAAGGTCGATGCCGTGAAGGCCGTAACAGACGATATGAAGGTCTTGGATACCACAATCGCCTCTGTTACCACGCCAGATACGGTGTTTACCTTGACCGCCGGCTTAACAGGTAATGACGACCCGAATAATGCTGTCGTTTCAATTTACGACGATACCGGCTCAATCTGGAGCGGACCGAGAAGGGCGTCTGATTACGTTCACGCATCCAAGACATTAACGATAGACGCAGACACAGCCTTCCCGTTGGCTGCCGGTGATAGGGTGGTAATCTGGAATGTCTCTTATGCGACTACCGCGGCGGCGAGTGCTATTTCTGCCGGTGATATAGCCGATATAGTCGATGGGGTATGGGACGAATCACAAGCCGACCACATTGCGGTAGGCTCCACCGGCCTCAAACAAGACCATTCGGATCGACATTACAGACCTTAGACTACGGGAAAGACAAAATGGTTGAATTTGACAAACCTCTCATTAAAGAGCGATTGTGGCTTATGACTTGTGTTCTTTGCAATCATACGTTCTATGTGCCAATTGAAGGGAAAGTTAAAATCTCAGAACGCATCCGCAACTTCTTTCACCTAAAACCTAAAATCCAACATATCTGTCCTGCCTGCAATATCGGGCGGGCTAAAACAACAAGAATCGTTACAAGAAAAAAACTGGTCGATAAATGAAAGGGATAAACCTATGAGTGAATCATTAAGTACAATACGGACGAAATATCGTCTTCTAAGAGATACGGTTTCCTCGGCAGATACCGACCTTGCTGCTGATACTAAAACGTGGGCCACTTTCGTTTCGACCTATCATCCCGAGAGCGGAAGTTCTGCAATAGCAATCAAAACAGATCCGCGGCACAACCAAGCCACAATCATCTTCGACCACAAGAACGTAGATACAGATACGGCGTCCTTCATTATTTACGCATACAGAGAGGGTGGGCCGGCGGAGAAGGTTTGTGACAGCACGTTGATTTCCGGCAAGCAACAGACGGACGATTCAACTGCCCGTTTCTACGCCGACACAATTGGCACTTTGACGAGCGTATGGCCCGCTACCGTAGCTGAATCGGATTCTGCTGGCGCAGACGGTGTTGCAAAGATTACATTTGACTTGCGGGGATACAAGTATCTGCTCTGCCTGTTCACTGCACTTTCTTCAGGCGACAATGCGAGGGCCTGGATAGCGTATCACTAAGATGACTTCGAGAGCAAAAAAGTTTCAACCCGCACCTTTGACCTATAGGGACCTTCAGATTATGGAATCTCAGGAAATTCAACGTCATACACGCCAGCAAACCGCAGACCTGCTCAATGTCAGCGTGCCGACAATCAGCCGAACAAAGAAGAAAGCTGCATACAGGGAGCTTGTCATCGCAGCGCTCGAGGAGAAGGGCGTAACAGCGGCAACTGTTGCCGAGAGCCTTAAAAACTTAATGGAGGCCAATAAGCACATCAACGTCAAGAACGAGGGGCTACAGGAAGTTAGCGACAATATCGTGCGGTTCAACGCTACGGCGAAGATAGGCGATATCATGGGCGTTGACGCCCCGAAAGAATTCGACCTCAAGCATACAATGGCCGCAATGGGCGACGAGGAACTGCAGGAGGCGGTCAATGCTTCTGCGAGGGACCTACTAAATGGAAACGTCCAACATCGTATTACCAGTACACCAAATACGGAAAACATTGTTGCAAATACAATCGCTAATGCAGAATCCGAACTGGTGGAACAACCCCGAGAACAAGCAGTTCGCCCAGCAGATAGTGGAGAGGTCTAAAGAATTCTTTTACAGATACGAACCGTACTACAATCGAAGGGATGGCAAACCCAGTTGGCAATGGGAATTCTTGAAGGCGGCAAAAGATTATAGAGGGCGTTTGGCTCTGGGTGGCAATCGCATTGGTAAATCCGACCAAGGAGCCTACGAATGCGCCTTAGCCATAACGGACAAACACCCATTCAGAAGATATCGCAAAAATGGAAAGATTTGGATAGTCGGACTCGATTTCAATATGGTTCGGGATGTTAATATCCCGAAATTTGACAAGTTCCTGCCGAGAAACTACAGGGTAAAATCGGAGTACAGCAAAGCCGATAAAATCTGGTGGGTAACCGGCGAGGACAGGGAATGGAAAGTACAATTCAAATCTTCTGACTCCGGCCGGGCGAAATTCCAAGCCGATGATGTTGATTGCATCTGGTTCGATGAAGAGCCTGAAAAAGTAGATATCTTCAACGAATGTATGATGCGATTAATAGACCGGGCAGGCAATTGGTGGATGACAGCCACGCCAATTAACGGAACTGCTTGGCTCAAAGCGCTTTCGGAAAGAGATGACATTTTTGTTACGTCAGGGGCAATGTGGGATAACCCACACATTCCTGAAGAGGAAATAGTAAAGGCGGCAGCCGAGCTTGGCGAAGAGGAACGCCTTGTTCGTATCGAGGGTCAGTATATCGTCTTTGGTGGCAGTCCTGTATTCAATATCCGAATCCTGACCAAGATGATTGAAAACCTGAAAAATGACGAGCCAACATCAGTAGGGATAATTCAGTGCAATGCCGCAGCCTAAACCAAGATTCATACTTGCAACGCCCCTGGATAAGCACAGGCCGGATTTGGTTACTATCTACCACCACCCGGAACCGGATACAAAATATACTTTGGGCATAGACGCAGCGACAGGTTTCGGGGCGGACTATACTTCGCTAAAGGTTTTCAGTAATCGGATGCCCTTCGAAGAGGTCGCCTGGCTCAGAAGCAAGCGGATAACAACAGTCAAAGGTTCAGAAGTTGCTAACGCCTTGGGTCGATATTACAACACAGCATTCATCGTTCCTGAGACAAGGCACCCCGGAAACGCTTACGTCGATAACTTAATTGAGGTTTACGGCTATGGCAATCTTTATCGAAGAAAACAGGTCCTCGATGAAGACCCTACGGTTTCAAGTAAATACGGTATCTGCACAACGGAAGCCGATAAGCACCTTCTGGTACATCAGACAAAGGCTTTGATGGAAAATCCTGACGGGCCTCAAGTCATATTTCACGACGGGATTCTTCTGAACGAGTTTTGCAATTACGTTTATGTCGAGGACAAGAGGAAGATGGGGGCCGGAGAGGGCTTCTTTGACGACACCGTGATGGCCGCTATGCTGGCCCTACACGGCTGCTCACTGCGTCCACAAGCCCCGAGACAGGAAATTGAGCATTATAACCCTCAAGAGGAAGACTTGGCCCACAAGCGGTATCTGCTGGCTAAGAACAAGCCGCTACCTGGAAAGAAAGGAAAGTTCGTGAGAGTATGAATGAGAACGAAGCGTTTTTCAGACGTTGCTGGCTTACATTGAAGGCAGCGTCAATAACTACGAGAAAAAAGAAACTCCTGGAACAGATGAACGAAATTGAATGTGCCGCCGGGAGCGTCAGAGTTACAATATCATCGCCTGTCAAAAAGAGCGAGGGAAGCCAATATGCCAGAGAACCCGATAAAGAGTTCGTTCGAGTCTAAACGCATCAAAATCAGGTGTCCTCAATGCCACTCCAGGCTTTGCGACAGAATTATCAGCGAGGGCAATTGGATACTTCATTTTAGAAAAGGTCGATACGCGGAAATCTTCACAAAAAGTATGGTCATGACTTGCTTTGGCTGTAATACGACACATCGAATCAACGCCGAAGAAGGAATTATAGAATCATTAAGGCACCCTTATGCCACCACAGGAATTCAAACCAAAACCAGCGAACCTGGAAACGGGAGCGAGTAGTTCCGCAACTCCATCCGATGAGGCTGTCAAAGAGATTATACGGTCAAGAGTAAAGACGTTTAATCCCTTCAGGCGCGATAGAATAACCGAGTGGAACGCCAATATCGCTTACCTGGCCGGTCATCAGTACGTCGGAATGCGGGGCGGGACTTTAGTTGCAGGGGGCAAAGGCCCATTCTCCTGTACCGTCAATAAGATAGGCCCTGCGGTTCGCAACGATGTCGCTATGGCGACCAAGGTTCCGCCCAAGTTCGATGTAGTGCCTGATACCACAGACGCCAACGACAGGGCCACGGCTATTGCCGGCGAAAAGATGGCTGGCTATCTGCGGAGAATAAACAATTTCGACCAACAAAGAGGGCGGATCATAATCTGGTACGATATTGCCTCTATCGCTTTCCGCAAGCAGTATTGGGACCCGTTCTATAAAGTCATCGGCCACAATCCCGAACCAGAGCAGGAAGGACACGAACCTTCAATGGCCCCGGGCGCACCTGTCTATCAGGGCGAAGCACTCAGTAAGCATACACCGACCAACGAACTGATTTGGGACTGGCGTGCGGACACCGACCATTTACCCTGGATAATACATCCAAGACCGATGAACCTGAGCGAAATAAAGATTCGATTCGGAGAAGAGAAAGCACTTCAAATACCCGAATCCGAGTACATTGACCCAACCAACAGCCTTGAAAACCAGTTCGAGATGAAGATTTTCAATGAGTTCTCCCGTTTCGCTAATGAAATTGCTGGCGACACGGTGAAGCCGGACATTGAGGAAATGGGCGATAACGAACGTCAGGTTATGATCTACGAACTTTGGCAAGTGAGGGACAATAACTATCCGCTTGGCATTTTTGCTGTTATGGCTGGCCTTGATTCGGGTTTTGTTTTACAGAACGAACCGTATCCCATCGAGCAGTATCCTCATGGCGAAGTGCCTTTTACCGCCTACGATATGCTGGTTGCCGACAAAGCCGTTGCCGGCACAGCGAGCAGGATATCACAGGCAAGGCCGCTTCAGGACGAGCTCAATGATATACATTCACTAATCAAAGAGAACACGGCAGTTCTTGGTGGTGGTTTGTGGAAAATACCGCGAGGGGGCAAGATAAATATAGGCCAGATGGACAATAAAGTCGGCCTGTTCGTTGAATATGACGGCCCTTACGAGCCACATAGAGAAGCGGGCGTAGCCGTTTCCAGTCAATTATTTATTTACGCCGCTACCATCGTTGAGGATTTGAACGATGTTTTCAGCTTCCCACAGGTAGCACAGGGCAAGCGTCCGGCCGGAGGCCCCAAGTCCGGTGTCGGTATTGCCTTACTACAGGAAGCCACCCAGACACAGCATTCGCCTATCATCAACGAGATGGACAGGAAAGATGAGAGGGCAATGACCCAATTGCTGTCTGTGGCCTTTGCAAACTACAAGCAGAGAACCTTAAATATAGTCGGCAAGGACAATCAGTGGACCTTGT